AAGTGGAAATGTATCATAATATGGAAGTCTGTCTTTTGTTTTAGGGTCATAGAAGAATAAATTCAATCTACCACCAGAAGGTCTTTGTAGTATACGACCTTGATTCATTAACTTCCTTGCTGTTATCTTGTCTGCTAAACTAGATACAGCATTACGATACCAGGTAGCACTCTTTTTTACGCCACCTGTTCTATCAGATATTTTATCAAATATTGATTTCGCCATAACACTATTTATATAAAAAACCCAGCGATTTCTCGCTGGGTTTCAGTTCCTTGAAAGCGGAGAGAGATACTACTTACTCTTGAGCTAACTTAGAGAAATAATCTAAAGAATCATCACTCTCGTCCATAGCTGGAGCAGTAGCGCTTTCGTTGGTACTAGCTACACTCGTTGTGGAAGTTTCTTGTGGGAGGTCTGTTGTTTCCACAGTAGAGGTAGTTTTAGCACCGCTAATAACCCTATTCAGTTTCTCGTTGAGTTCATCATAGGATTTAAAAGCTTCAGGTGCCAAAAACGGTTGCAATTTGTGTTGCTTAGACCAAATTGCCTTTATGTCTTCATCTGATTCTGCAATTTGACTTACTGAATCAAATTCTGATTTATCATAATTCCAAAAACCATCAACTTTACGAATTTTCAATTTGAAATTCGCCCCCTTCCAAAAATCAAAAGGGTTAACAGCAACTTCATCTTCAAAAGCAGGTTGCATAGCTTCTGTTATTTTATCAAATATTTTTTTACCAAATTTGAATAACATTACTTTGCCTTCGTTTTCTGGATGTTTAGGGTCTGATACAACCAAGACATTAGAATAGTAAGAAAGTTTTCTTTTTCTTTTTCTAGCAATCTCTTTATCAGAATCTAAACCTGTGTTCCATAATCTTGTATTTTCTTCTGATACAGGGTCTTTTTGACCAAGTGTTGTTAGACTGTTTTCAATGTACCAACCACCAGGTCCTTGAAATGCATGTGACCATACTCTGACCCATGGCATATCTTCGCCTTCTGAAGCTGGCAAGAATCTTAGTACTGCATAACCATTACCTGTTTTATCTAGCTCTGGTTTCCACAGTCTATCATCTTGATATTTGTTTTTGTTTGCTTGGTCCTCAGGATTGAGGTTTTGTTCTAATGCCTTTGTTAATTTATCAAAGCCACTAGAGGAAGATTTTAATGATTCAAAATCCATATTTTTTCTCCGTATTAAGTATTTGTATTACTGTATTATTGTATTGTAGCACTTGCTACATTACTATTTATACATTGAAAACCATTATATACCATTTATTTGCACTTGTCAAGCATGGTTTGGTAGTCAATGTAAAATAGATTTTTGTTGTCATTCCAGTCATCAATTCTACAATTCACATTATCATTACCAAGTTCACCTTTTTCATTAACTTTGTAGAAATGAATGTCTGAAAATTCTTTAAATATGTCATTCCATTGTATTACCCAATTTTGATGTGGTGTGGGTTTATTTTGTTCAGCAACATAATGTTTTGTGCCTTTATATAAATTATTAACTGTTTTAGCATTACTTCTTAAATCATGGCCTATTAAAAAGACCTCACATGGTTTTTCTTGTTTACAAGCTATATAACCTGATGTAGGCCCAGCAGCCCATCCTCTGTCCTTATTGTCATCATAAATGTCGGTGATAGAATGTGATTTATCTTCATCAGATATCCAACTTACATATAAGTGAGAATGATTTACATGTTCTTTTACTATCTCTTTACCTTTTGATTTATTACTCTTAATTATGTTTGCTATACCTGATAAGTTTGTACCATGCATAACAAATTCTTGTTGATTAATTCTTTCATTTTCAATATGACTATCATATGTTTCTTTTAATTCATCTATCTCTAGCTTAGTTAGGCCAGCATAGACCATCATTTCATAATGCATAGCAGGTACTTTTGTCCAATTTCTAAACCAAGATTGATTTTCATAACAATAACCTGAATGATATATTTCATGCATAATACCATGGTCTACTGCAATTAATACATCTGGAGTAAAGTCTCTGTATATGGCATTACATCCATATATCTTGCCGTATTGTCTTAATTGTTCTAAATCAAAACCTTTTCGACTTTCACCATTACCTATACAGAATACTCTACTCATTTAAATTTCTTATCAATATATTTTTTAGCTGCATATACTAAGAGACCTAATATGATGTATATTATACCATCTTCCCACGATATACTATTTAACAAATCTGCCGTGATGTTCATTGTTTGTACCTAAAGACATATTTTGACCATAAATAACTTCTTATTATACTTACGACCATGAATATAATAGCAAGATGAAACATTGCCCATACCTCAATGTATATACCATAAAATGGGAATACTGTCAATTGTATTATGATTGATAGTATCAGGCCACTTCCTATATCAAGTGTTCTGTGTATTAAATGTTTACTGTTGGTCATCTTTACTCTCTAGTAGAGGTTTTAAATCTGTTATCTTTTCTTGTTCAATAGCGTCTATTATAAAGTTTGTTAATTGTATTTCTTTTCTTAAATAAAACATTTTCTTTTCCAAATCTTCTAATTGTTTCGCATAATAATCTAGTTCTGCTTGTTTGCGAACTCTCTGAGATATTATGTCTTCTAAAAATAATATCTTTTTATCTTTCATCTAATGACCTTTATACTCGTTTATATCATTAATTGATTTTGGTGTTTCTTTATCATCTGCACGGTTACCTTGCCATAATAATTCATAACCCAATTCTTTTGTTTCTTCACAAAAATCCATCAATTTACAAAATTCATTTTTAAAATCTTTATCTGCATGACTTCTTTCATGTTCCTCAAATGATGACCAATAAGTTAAAATAGCTATATGATTGCCTTCTTTACCTAAGTCACCAACTGAACCTTCTTCACTAATAAAACCTGAATATTTAAATACTTGGCCTGCAATAAAACCTTCGTACTTATTTTTTACAATATTACACATCATTGCTAAATTTTCTTCAACATCTTCTATTGTAACACCTTCTTTTAATATTGCCACATTATATAACATTACACAATCAAATGGCACTTTGATTTCACTAAACATTATTCTATCTCTGGTTTATAAATTTCTTGTTCATTACTACCAATAATAACATCAGGCCCTAACTGTACTCTACTTGCACATGATGTTATTAATAGTAGACTTAAAATTAAAAAATATTTCATTTGTTATATTCTGCCACCATTGTACACATATTAATAAATTCTTCTGTTGAATATATGTTCTTGAACCTGTTTAATGGCCTGTATATCCAACAAATATTATCTTTTGTGTAACCTTTATTACTATCAATTCTATCTAGTGAACAATTACTTCTACCTGAAAATTCACCACTATCTAAAAATGTTAATTCTTTACCTGATAATGCACATTTTTTATCTTGTTTTATGTATTGTTCCCAAATATCTTCTATTGTTATTTGAAAAGGTATACTTCTAACTTCAGCATTTTTTCTTATATTATAAAATACTTTTGCACCTATATCTTTATACCCTTTCCATTGTCCATTTTTTGGCCCTATTTTTGAACCTGCTAAACAACCACACGATTTAACTAAACCTGTTTTCAAATGGTGTGTTCTAACACTCTTAGTTCCACCACAATCACATTTACATTCCCAAATTCTACCGTGTTTTGTATCAGATGTTGTGTCCAGCTTTATCACCGTTAACATATTAAATTTCTGTCCAACTAAATTTGCTTTTCCACCCATACTTACTCCTTTTTGTTTTATATAACTATTTATACATAAAACACAGTCAGTAGGGTATTTTTTTCTTCTAAATTGCGTTTAGATGCAACCTGTCGGTTTTGGCAGCCCTCCGTACTTTGCGATTTTCTTCATAGGACCAGATTCAAATACTTCATACAACTTACTTGCTTTTCTGTCCATACCAAATTCTTTTGCAAATACTCTTACTGCTGGAACTGTGCCTGTTTCGTTATACATTTCTCTAGCTTTGTTTATATATGTTTTGATTTCATCTGTAATTAAAAAACCATCTTCTTCAGCCATTTGAATCATAACTTCTTCTGACCAATCGTTTGTATTTACCAAGAAACCATCACCGTCTCTATTTAATTCCATATTAATTTTGCCTCCTGATATCGTTCATAAATGATTAAATACCAATCTGTGAAAAAATGGTAATTGATAATACCTGCTAACATAATTAAGACACCTACCACATTGACCACTATTAATGACCAATCTTTCCATAAAATGCCTACTGTCATCCAGCCTGATAACCCAACAAATTGAAAGTACATATTAAATGGGTACATATTACTAGCTGTAGTTATGGCACCAAATATCAATACGATACTTGCAAACCATTTTATGTACCAATCTAATCCATTAGATATTTCTTTTTGTACCACTCTTTAAACTCCGGGTCCTTTTCAAATTCTTCATACAATTCACTTGTTTCTACTTGACCACTTCTGATACAATCAGCCAACAATTGATATTTTTCTTCTTGTGTATATTCTTTCATATTAATGATATTACCACTAAAATAATTATTCCATAAACAACTATTTCTACAAAAGGACTTCCGTTTCTAGCACCTTCTTGTTTATTAAAAAATTTCATTTTATTCTCCTACAAAGTTATCGCCTGGCACCCAATTGCAAGCAGTCAAGCCACCAGATTTCAAAGCATTTAATGTTCTTATAATTTCATCCACACTTCTGCCTGTATCTAATGCATTAGCAGATTCGTGTTGAATTACATTATTTTCATCAACAATATATGTTGCTCTGTAATGCACATTATCGTTAAATGATACAATTTTTAATTCGTGTCCTAATTGTAGTCCACTATCTGCAACTAAAGGATGTCTAATATCTCTAATAATAGGATTAGATTCTTTCCAATTTAGTTTACAAAATTCATTATCACCACTAAAACCCATAACATTAACATCTTCATCAACTAATCTGTCCATCTCTTTTATTTCTGTAGGACAAATAAATGTAAAGTCTTTTGGGTAAAAATAGTATACTGACCATTTACCGTTTACTTGACCTGTTGCTATTGGTCCTAGTTTATTATCTCCAAAACAAGCTTGTAAACCAAATTCTGGAAAATTTTCACCTATCATCATTTTAAAAATACCTCCTTCAGTATTGTTCTTGTCTCTATTTCATTAAACCTAACAAAAGGTTTAAAATTCATTATCTTTTTGTATAGATTTGGCCATACAATTGTTTCTTTAATATTCTTATTCCAATCTTTCATAAAATTTAAATGATAATCCATAATTATTAATGTTTCTGTACAAATCTTATTTCCAATACAAAGTCGTAAAACTTTTGGATGATTGCCATTGGTATCAACAAAAGCATTGTTGGGTTCAATATTGCCCATATCACAAGCAGTAGATATTCTACCCAAGTCTTCTTTAAAATGGTAGTTTCTTGATTCTTTTCTTTTTTTGTATTGTAAGTATCTTTCATGTGATTCTCTTTCTAATAATTTGCCTGACCACAATTTGGTGTCTTTAATAAAGTTTGATACAAGAAAGTCTTCAATATCACTTTGTTTATATTTGACACTAAGTTTATGAAATTGGTATCTATCATTTCTTTTTGTAAATGTTTCAAGCTTGCAATGTATGTGTCCTGCTGTTGTAAAGTAATCATAATCATCTTTCTCAAAATGTAATTTAAGTGCTATGTATTTTCTATAAACATAAAAACCGTCATAATTGTTCACAACGGTAGTTTACCTGTTTTTTCTATTAAATTTAAATCTTGTGCTTCTAGAGCAATCTTTTCTTTGAGTGGTTTTGATATGAGTTTGCCCACATCTAATGGGTCAATTGAATTGTCTTCACAATATTTTAAAATGGCGTCTAGATAACTTATATCTGGACATTGCCTTTTTACTTCTTCAATCTTTAAGCTAAATTGTTTGCTGTTCATAATATCACCATTCTATAAAAATTCGGGTGGTACTATTCCTGTGTGCCGAGCAAGTACCGAGCTCCGTCTAACAACTACTACAGGTCTTTACTAAGACTGGTTAGACTATCCTTTTTACACATTGACTTGTAATTCCTTTTCAGCGTGTTTATAAAAACTATCTATGGATTGCACTAATGTGTCCATATAGTCTTTAGGTTCTTTTACAAAAGATGTCATTGTGCCATCTTCTGCAGCTATTAAAACTACTATTTGTTCTATTTTTTCATCAAATGTTTCTTCATACATTTTTGAATATGCTGTACATTGTAAAAAATAGTTCTCCACCCAATCTTCTATTCGTTCTTTATTGGATGTCTTAAAGTCAATAACGGATAGTTTGCCGTTATACTCTGCCACACAGTCTACTTGACCAGCAATAGTCAAGTCTTTACTATACATTATTTTTTCTAGTAATCTGATATTATTTATTTGGTCTAGATATGGTTTCATCAACCTGAATAGACCTAATGGTAATACATCTCTAATTGATGGTGTTTCGTTACCTAGATATTGTTCAACTAAAGTATGTAATGATTTGCCTCGCCTTGCAGCTCTGTTCATTTCCCATTTAGCAACATCTTCGCCAATGGATTGTCGCCACTTTTTAAGACCTTCAGTTTTTCTAATACTTAAAACTGATGTTACTGATGGATATGATTTGCCATCAATATCATAAAATCTAAATCCTTCTACTTTTTTACCTTTTGTATCTGGTAAAAGAGATGTGTCCACCTCAGTATGTATAAATCTATCTTCACTCATATTTGTACCTTCTTATATTTTATAATGAATATTATATATCAATATGAACATATTGTCAATGGTGGATTGATTAATCTCTCGTTAACTTTAAAAGTTTTTCAATTTGAGCCTTAATTATAGGTGAGCGATTCGGCCAATGAATATATGGCTCATCACTTTTTTGTAGATTATATAAGAAAGGCAATATCAACTTTTCTATTTCTTTAAATCTAGCTTGTGTTTGTTCATCTGTCTCTGTCTTTGTAATCGTTTCCTTTTCAGCAACTATTTGCATTATCTCATTCATCATACTCTTAATATCAGAGACATCTGTCTTAACTTTAGCAATCTCAATATTACTATTTTCTAAAACTGAAGGGTCAATTTTAGGTTCATCTGATTCAGGTTTAGATATAACTGGAGTAAAACCCCAATCTTCATCTAAATCAAAACCTCGCATATAATCTGGTATATCGTTACTCATTACTTCTTACCTAAATGTTTGTTAATTACTTGTTTGGTTTTTACATCTTTAACGGATTTACTACCATATCTATCTGCTAATGCACTTGTAGGATGTGCTTCTGCAATTCTAGATAAGTTTTCTTTCCAACCTGAATCGGTTTTCATACCACCAACACCTGCAACTATATTTATACCTGTTACTAACGATTTCAAGTTAGGATTACTTTTAAGAAAATCATCCTTTTCTGATATCTTTAGTATTTTATCAAATACTTCACCTGTTTCTGTATCTTGAAATGTGTATGTTGGCATTATAATATTTCTTCTCTTGGTGTTGTATCGCCGAAATACTTCTCAAGCATTTCAATTTGGTCATCATATTCAGCAATGATTTTCAATTCTTTTTCTATTGTTTCAATAACATCTGGATGTTCAGCAATACCAGCTGT